GTATTATAAAACCACCAAAAACTAAAATAGGCGATGTTACTATTTTAAAAAATACCTAAAAACTTAATTAACGTTCATTTAAATATTTTTTGTATGTTTGTCGTCTCATACCCCCCTAAAAACAAAACGCCCAAAAACAAAAGCGTAACAAAAACCGCACACGTCCAATAAACACAACGCCTACGGGCGTTTTTCTGCTTTTATAGGTTACCCAACCAAATGCACAATTAACCAATTATACCGTTATTATACCGCCGTTTTAAACTGTATTTAAATCAAGTTTAAACACAATACAGCACTTCTATTAATAACCAACCACAGAAACCCCAATAAAACCACGTAAAACGCGCAAACAATGGTATTGCACAAGATAGATCACTCACGTTTTTAACGCCTTTTTAAACACTATTTAAACCTAAAAATTTAAGAAAATTAAAATGCACAACACTTGCGATTTTTAACAATGGGTGTACCTATGGGTGTACTAATGGGTGAACGCAACCATACATAAAAACATATTGAACGCAACCCCCAAATGCACAAATAATGCATAAAAAAGCATAAAAACATACTGAACGCACCCCCCAAATGCACAAAAAAAATACCTCAAAACTAATTAAGGTATTGAAAATTAAGTATTTAAGTGTTATTCTAATCTAATAACGCCGGTAACTATGGCTAAATTTAGTATTTCTTCCTTAGGGATGTCAAAAGGATCATAGTTTAGATTATCGCTCACTACTAAGAAACATTCAGGGTTTTCGCTCTTTTTTAGGCGTTTAATCAATACGCCCTGTTCCCGGGTTGAAAATATGTGCACCTTGTTCCCTTGAATAAATTTAGAATCTGTAATTATCTTGCAGGCGACCACATCGCCACTGCTGAACTTTGGATACATAGAGGAACCTTGTATTTTAATCATAAAATCTACATTTGAGAATTCAGAGATAATGTACCTATCTTGAATATCTTCATCTTTAATAGAAACTTCTCCGGCACCATATCCTGCGTAAGCTTCTGTAGATATTAACGGAATTAACTGATCCTTTAAATTATTATCAGTTTTTAGCGTATAAATATTATTTGGCTCCTGTAAATTATCATTTATTTTATTCAACATATCTCCTTCACCTATTAAAAGCCAGCTAGAATTTATTTGCGAAAACCTTTTTACTATGTTTTTGATAGGCGTTATCCCTGCATTTGTTCGTCTTTTACAGATTTCTGTAATAGTTGAATTACTTACTTCTATTTCTCTAGCAAATTCAGCTTGAGAGCCTACTATTGATTGACCAAGTAGGTACTCATAAACTATTAAAAACCTTTCAGTTATGTCGTTCATAAAAATAAATGTACAGAAAATTGTATTTTATATTTGTTATATACAGAAAACTGTATATATTTGTGCGTATAAAAGCAAAGCAAATATAATGAAAAATACTAAAGACGTGCGAGTAAGAGAACAACTTAAGAGCAAAATAAAGAGAGGTGATTTTATAACACTTGGTAAAATACTTGGAATTGAACAGAATACTGCGCGGATGCAATTCAATAGAGGTTTTGAACCAGCTATAAAAGTAATGAGCGAAATTATAGACAATCGCGAGAATTTTGTTGCAGATTATGAATTGCGACAAAACTCTGTAATTATTGACTGCGCTATTATAAGTAATCTAACTTTTTTAGTTGTAATTCAATATGAGGGCCACGTGCATTATAATTTATATGCAACTGTTGACCTTTTAAATTTCAGAGTGTCCGAATTTATATCGGATGTTTTAAAAGATGTTCCTTCTACTATCAAATTAGCGGTAACAGACTGCTCAATTGGATTCCTTCCAAAAGTTATTGATACACTTCAAAAATTCGGGTTTAAACAAGCTTTTAAACATCATTCATCTTCTAATGTTGAGGCAATGGTTATAAAAATAACTTCAAAAAAATAGAAATCTATAAGTTATCTAGCTAAAACGTCCAGCCAAAATGCAAAAAGAAACACCTTACGAATTTTACGACAACAAACTTGGGGTTAAGGTGAAATACCTTATTTCAAACGCAAATCATAAGGATAGTTTGGCATTAATTCCTTACCGCACTTTAAAAAAGAGAATGGATAGCCAAACCTGCTGCGAACAACAATTACGAAGGGCTTCATTAAATATGGACGCCTTAATCCTTTTCAGTTCACTTTCACGCGATTTCAAAGATAACCTTACTACCAAATTTGGCTTGCCAAAACAAGAAATTAAAAGCAGCTGGTTCTCACAGCACTATATAGCTGACCGCGAAGCTTTCAATTTCTTTGTAGGTCACAGATATGGTGAGACTTTAGAGAAAAAACTAGATTTAAAACTGGTTGAGCAATACACCTACAACGCTTCTGTGTTAAATGCGGTTCTTGAAGTTAAAACCAACCGCAAAGCATACGCAAAAGCGTTGGGAGATACATCTATTGATATTTGGGCCAGTTTAAGTAATGATGTAAATGCATTCAGGGAAGTGGCTCACAACTTGCCTGCCAATAAAGACGGTTTACGCCGTAAAGCCACAGAATATTCCAAAAAAGGGTATTCCTCAATAATTTCAGGACGTCTACAAAACTCAAATGCACGCAAGGTTTCAGAAAAAGAACAAATGGCTTTGTTGGACGAGCTTCTTGCAAAACACACCAATTTAGACAACGAACTGATCTGCACTTTGTACAACATCGTTGCCGAAAAAATGAACTGGAAAACAATCACTTCAGCAACCGTTTGGAACCGCAAACAAAAATCAAACTTGGTAACACACGCAGGTCGACAAGGCACAAAATCATTGAAATCAAACATTTTGATGCAAGTAAAACGTCGTCCGCCAAGTGCGCCAATGTTATACTGGACTTTGGATGGTTGGGATGTAGAACTATTATACCAGGATACTGCTGTAAATAAAGAAGGGAAGCGTTTAACAACCTATCACAACCGCCTAACCATTGTATTGGTTGTGGATCCTTTCAATAAATACCCAATTGGCTATTCAATAGGAACCAATGAAAGTCCGGAGTTGATAAAACGCGCCTTACAAAATGCAATGCAACACGTAAAAGAACTGTTTGGAGATTTCTACAAACCTTATGAGTTGCAAAGTGATAATTACGGTCGTGGCGCTTTAAAACCATTATACGAATCAATTACTTCACATTATACGCCTGCAGCCATTGGAAACGCAAAAGCCAAAATAATAGAGCCTTATTTTAACACCATCAACAAAAAGTACTGCAAATTAATGGATAACTGGAGCGGACATAACATTGTTTCAGGCTCAAAAAACCAACCAAACACCGAATATTTACAAAAAATTAAACACTCTTTCCCTGATAAATTAGGTTGCATTAGCCAAATTGAAGGCATTGTTGCTGCAGAACGTTCCGCAAAAGTGGAAGCGTTTAGAACCAACTGGATAAACACCAGCGAGAAGCACAAATCTATAATGACCTTGGAAAACTACTTGTTAACCTTTGGATCCAGCACAGGTGAAACCAATAAATTAAAAGGCGAAGGTTTAAGGATCGTTATTGATGGTCAACAACACTTCTTTGATAGTTTCGACATCAACTTCCGTCACAAACTGCATTTAGATTGGAAGCTTCAATTTGATACCAACAATTTAAGCCACGCGCTTGCCATTAGTGCCGACGGATCTGAACGCTTTTTATTGGAACGCAAATTTGTACAACCGATGGCGTTGGCCGACAGGCAAGAAGGCGATGTTGAGCAATTGCAACGTGTAAGGGAATTCAATAAAGGCGCACTTCAAATGATTGTTGACGAACGCATAAACAACTCACTGCTTCTTGATCCTTTAATGAACGAGCCACGCTTAAACGATACACTGGCCAAACATTTATTGACAGACAGTATGGGCCAACACAAAAATCACAAATCACAAGAACGTTTGGCTGTTGCAAAAAGCACCGCAAGAATTGCCGAACGTGCCGAAACCAAAGAAATTAAAAAAGTGGCAAAAACCTTTGCCGAAGAACAAAAGGAATATTACGCAAACCAAGTTAACGCAGAAGATTATTTATAATTATGGAATTAAGCATTAAAAAACAAATAGTCCTTGAGGCTAAAATCTACATCAAAGAAAACAACATTACACAAACTGATTTGGCTGTAAAAGCCGATGTGAGAAAAGAGTACGTGTCGCAAATGTTTCAGTACAACAGTGATTTCACTGTGTCTGTAGGTAAAGACAAAACAGTGGTAATTGCCGACAAATACTTCGATAAAATTGCGAGCTTCATTGGCTACTCTTATGTAAAATCATATTGGGACAACCAAATAACCCCTCAATTCGGTCAAATAATTGCCAACCTTCAGGAGTCTAAAGAACACGGTACCACAAATGTTATTGTTGGCGCAACCGGATCCGGTAAATCTCATGTCATTAACTTATTTCGCCGTAAAAATCCAAGCGGAACCTTTATAGTTACCGTTGGAAGCTCCGACAATTTATCTGATTTAATTGATAAAATTATCGATGAACTTAAACTAACAACTGGTAAATCAAAATCTAAAAAATTAAGGGACATCGCTCAAAAATTGCGAAGCCTAAAAGACAGCGGAATTAAACCACAAATGATATTTGACGAGTCCGAATATATGAAACAACCGGCTTTGTGCTCAATGAAAGAATTGCACGACTATTTAAATGAGTACTGCAGCATTGTATTGGTGGGCACAGATCAATTGTTGACCAACTTGGATATAATGCGAAAAAAGAACAAACAAGGGATTCCGCAGTTTTATCGCCGCATTAAATTTGGAATTCGCCAACTGCCTCACATAGACAAGTCTTTTGATTTGTTTTTAACCGACATCGAATCCAACGACGTTAAAAAGTTCCTGCGCACCATTTGCGACAATTACGGCGAACTGCATGATGTGTTGGTTCCGGTGCGCAGGGAAGCCGATAAAACAGGGGAAGAAATTACAGAACAGTTGATCAGAAAAGTGTTGAATCTTCCAATGAATTTCAATGCAAGATATTAAGTTAAAAAAAGCTTTAACGGTTGCTAATATCCAAAACCAAAACATTGAAAGAATACCGTTTGAGGGTGAATGGTTTCAGGCATTTCGCCAGCCACAAAATAGAGGTATATGGTTTGTGTGGGGCGGAAGCGGAAGCGGTAAAAGTACTTTTTTAATGATGCTGGCAAAAGAGTTTGCGAGATCCAGACAAGTGGCTTACAACCTGCTGGAGGAGGAACCTGACGACAGCGATTATATAGAACGAACCGAATTGTGCCAAATGAATGAAGTGAGCTTAAATTTTTTGACAGTAAGTTATAGCCTCAGCCAATTGGATATTTACCTATCCAAACGCAATAGTCCGGACATAGTGTTTGTTGACTCGCTGCCTCACTTTATGACCAAATGGGAAGATTATTTGGCTTTTAAAAAGAAATGGGCAACCAAAAAAACAATCATATTCAGCGGTCACGCAGAAGGTAAGAACCCGAGAACCGACTTTGAAAAATCGGTGATGTACAATGCCAAAATGAAAATATACGTATCCGGTTACCTCGCCATTTGTAAAGGGCGAACCATAGGGCCAAACGGCGGCGAATATGTGATATGGCAAGAAGGTTACGAAAAATTAAACGGAGCAAATCAAAACTAAAAACAATACAAAATGAACATTATAGCCGACATTTTAAAAATCAACGACGAGAAATACACCTTAATGGTATTCGAATTTTATTCTTTTTGGTGCGAGCTTCATTCTGATAACAATGCACAAATGCAAACGATGTTATGCAACCAACTATTGTATAATTGGTTTATCAACCAGTTTGCCAATTTAGAACTTGCCTTTTATGATAAAATTGGCGTTGCTGCTAACTTACCAATCAAACATATTGAAAAAATATACCGAGAAACAACCATAAAAATTGGAGAGTACTATCCGCCTCGCCAGTTGCTTCAAAAAATCAAAAAAGCGGGTTTGCAAAATGCAGAAAATTTAATAAAAACTAATCTTAATTAATTATCACAAATGGAAAAAACAATCGATTTAAGTCAATTCACGACAGAGGAACTGGAAGCATTTTTAGCCGAAAAAAAACAAGAAGGCAAGAAAAAGCAACAAAAAATTGAAGCAACTTTAAAACAAAATAAAGAAGACTTCTTAGAAGCCACCGTTCGCAAGTTTGCAGCCGTGTCACATGACCTTGCTGCCCTTAAAAACTTCACCATTACTGAGGCTAATAAATTGAATTTAGAAATGTACACCATCCAAGGCAAAGAGCCTAAAGATGTCAAAACATTTTCATTGAAAAGCGATAAATACAAAGTCACTGTTGATATGCAGGAGCGTTTTGAGTTTACAGAAGAAGCTGCTGTACACATCCAAACCATTAAGGAAATTTTTAAAGAAAAATTTGCCGACCGTAATAAAGGATTTTACAACTTTTTAGAAAGTATTTTAATGCGAAATGCCAACGGCGACTTTGATCCTAAGTTATTGGCGAAAGGGCGTGTGCAGGTGAATGAGCTTGGCGACATCGCTTTAATCTCTGAATTTGAAAAGTTGGAAAAATGCCAACGTGTGGTTGGCTCATCATTGTACTGCCGTGTGTACGAAAAAGATGCACACCAAAAATGGGCGGATATCAACGTGCAATTTTCAAGCTTGTAGTTATGGCTTTCAAATTTAAAACCATCAACGACAATCAGTTCCACGTAAACAACCACGTGGTGACAAAAGACAGTAACGACAATTGGGTGGCTAAGCCACCCATTATCGACAACCAACTGCAGCTTGCAGTAAACAATTACATTATTAACACTTGCGATGTAGTATTATGATAAACAACAGCACGCACCTCGAAAGCAATCCTGCTTACAAACGAAGCCACGCACTTAAAGCCTTGGAAAAAGCCAAAGCACTTGAAGCACTTCAATTAAAGTCAGGCAAAACCTATAAAAGAATTAATGACAAAACCATTGGCTTACTATGAAAGCAACACCCTTCCAAATCCAAAAACTTCACGCGATACTTCCTGCAGCCGTAAAGAACGACCAACATCAAAAAGAGATGTTGGTTACCCAGTACACCAACTCTCCTTTATTAAAAAGCACTAAAGACTTAACCTTTGACCAGGCGAATGAATTGATTGTTCGCTATGGTGGTAAAGCACTTCACTATGACAATTGGGCGTTTTTCGATTTTAAAAACACACAACACCGATATATGTTGAGTTTGTTGATGCAATTGGACTGGAGTTTTTACAATCACCAACAACAAAAAGTAACTGCCGATTTATACCGGTTTTCTGAATGGTTGAAAAGCGAAAAATCACCCGTGCAAAAACCATTGAAAGAAATGAGCAAAACCGAGTGTTCTAAAATATTGGGAGCATTGGAATCGATGCTTACAAAAAAAATAAGCAATGTATAAAGTCATTGTTGACGGCGTGGAAAGTGAAGTGAACTGTTTTCAGCTGCATCCTTTGTGTTTCAGCTTAAAATGTGAAGGCAAGTCGTTCACCATCATTTATCCATCCGGTTATAAAGGAACTTTTGAACCTATTAAATTATAAGTTATGATAAAATTATCAGAAGAAAAACAAAAGGAATTTGATCGTTACAGCAAACGAATTACCAATTTATGGATTGCCGTAATTGTTTATGGCATTTTCACTTTAATTCATTTGGCATAAAATGACCAGGCACTACAATATTGAAATTTTGGAAACTTCCACACATTTAAAAGCGACCTACCGCGATAAAAAGTTTAGAAAGTTAGAGCATTTGCGTGGCGTTCTTAATGCCGGTATGGTAAAAGCCATTGGCAGGTTAATACCGCCAAATGAAGCCAATTTTGACGAGTATGTGCGGTTTTTCAAAGACAAAGTTGCTTACACCTTGCTGGAAGAAGAAAAGAGCTTGTACAGTAGTTTTAATGACGAGTGGCACAGGTTCTATGAAAAGCAATTCGCCTTACCGCCAAAATTTACGGCTGCAGAAGGCAAAAGTTTAAAAGGAATTATTGCCTATCTCACCAAAGTAAGCGTAAACGAAACTGAAGCTTATGAACTTTGGAAAGTGATCCTGGAGAAGTGGGACACGCTTAGTGAATTTCACCAAGCGAATGCCGATTTAAAATATATCAATTCAAAACTTAACATCTTAATCAATGCAATTAAAAAGCAAAACAACACCCACGCTTCAAGCACTCACGGAAGTGTCAGTTTATAAAAACAGTGAAGTGGTTCGTTATTATGCCGGTATGAATATGCGTTCGGCATTGGCCTCAAAAACGCCTTCGTTGGGGATTATGTCAAAAACTGATGAAGTGACCGTAAAGCGTTGTGTTACCAATATGTTAATTGGTACCTCAATGTACTTCGACAGCGTATTGTCTCAAAACAAAGCCGATGTTATTGCAGAGGAATTATTGGCAAACAATGAATACCGAAATTTAAAGCTGGAAGATATCCTGGCCATTTGCATCGAAATAAAAGAATCTGACATTTATAAGTTAACGCCGGCACGCATTTTAAAACACGTGGCAGTGTACTCACAGCAACGTTCAGATTTGGCCATAAAAATAAGCATTGCAAACTCACAAGACCATAAAGCACAACTTGGCGAAAGCAATATCGACAAAAGAATTATGAACAGCATCCGCCACATTGACCGCAGCAACGAAGAAGTTGTAAAAGGAAGGCTTCGGGTAAGAAAATACTACGAGTAATGGACAGCAAACAGAAATTAGGAGTTGAAATTTTGGCAGTACTATTAGGTATTTTAATCGCAATAATTTATCAACTAAACATCTTTTAAACACAATTTAAAATGGCACTCAAAAAAACATTTAGTAGCGTTGAGGAACTCGACAACCTTTTTGAAATTATTAATAAAAATAAATACGCACAAACACCTTCAGCTATTTTGGGTTTTTATAAAGAACTGGAATCCCACATTAATGAAATATATATAGCAGGTTATAATGATGGTGCTGCGATTAAACAACAAATAAATGAAAACCTAAATTAATTATGAAATACCCAACACTAAAGGAAGTTGAAGCCGCTGGCCGATATCAAATATGTAAGTGGCACAGATTCTTAAGAAGCCCGGAAACCGAAGCTGAAGTTCAAGTAAATATTAAGCTTCATGAACGATTTATAGAAGTTGGGGGATTTACCCCCGAAATATCCAAACAAATAGGCTGGTAAATGACACACACTATAAAAATACTTCCTGAATATTTCAATCCAACTGCTGCAGGAAAAAAAGCCTTTGAAATCCGCAAAAATGACAGAAACTACCAAGTTGGCGACACCTTGCAAATGAAAGAGTGGAACGGTGAAAATTACACAGGCCGAGAAATACAATGCTACGTTACTTACTTTATTAACGAAGGTAAGTTTGGCATCGCGGAAGGCTTTTGTGTATTGGGAACTCGAACAATTAATATAATAACACCTAAAAAAGAAGAAAATGACTGAAACACCATCCTTAACTGAAGAGACGCTAACAGGAAAATTTCGATTTAAAAAGAACTTTTGGGGATCAATGGTTTTGTACGTGCAAGAGAAAACTACGTATTATCCAAGCATCTTTGATGAAAGCTTTAAAAGAGAAAGTTTAGCCTGGCGCAAAGCCGATGAATTTGACATTACCGAATTAACCATAAAATTAGCCTTAAAAAAATGAACGCAGCAAAATTAGCCTTAGAAACAGTGACACCTGTAGAATTCAATGCACCGGCACCAGCGCCAACGCCAAAACCAAAATACAAAGCACCAAAATGGTGCAAAAACAGTGGCTATCTTGTTTGGGACAATGCCAAAGAAGGCAGCAGCTTCGATAAATCTAAACACCAACTCTTAAAAATCAAAAAGTAATGAGCGAAATTAAAACTGCCGTAATTGGCCAAACAAAAAAGCAATCAATGGTTGAAGCTTTTATTAACGTTGCCGTTGGCTTCGGAATTTCGCTAATCGCGACAATTATCATTTTTCCGATAATGGACATTGAGTCAACAACCTCAAAGAACCTGCAAATCACCTTGTTTTTTACTGTGATCAGTATTTTAAGAAGCTACGGTTTGCGCCGCTATTTTAACGGCAGTCACCATTTGGTAGTTAAAGCAAAGTTTAACCAGGCGTTGAAGTTTATGGAGCGTTTGGCGAATAGATGCGGTTGTCCTAATGAAACTAAATGGTAACTTATGAGTATAGATAGTGCTTCTTTAGCTAATAAAATTTATGAATATAGACATATAAACGATGGTAATTATCCTGAATTTATAAATATAAACGAGGATGATTTTGTGGATTTCGAAGGAGAATTAAGACGATCACTTTATACGTGCGCTGAACTTCTTCAAAAAGAACCAAAATTTATGGGAGTTAGAATATTACGCACACGTGATTTAAAGCGAGGCGAACTAATATTGTCATCAAGATAACCCTTAAAGAGGAGGGGGAAATTCTCTAAAATTTAATAAAAAAATAAAATGAATACAATACCAAGACGAGCAAGGCTCGATTTAAACACACCTGCTGAATTATCAATTACTGAGGCTATTAATGAAGTTGAAAAGGTTGGTGCTGCTCCAAAGTTGACTATGGCATTAATTAAGCTATTGGAGGCAAAAGATTTACTAAGCGATTACGTTGATGAAAATCTAGAAACGGCCTAAATTAAGCATTGCAATTAACTGGCTGATAAACCACGTTTTTTAATGTGGCTTTATCAGATGTTAATTGCAGTGCGGCTCTCGAAAAAATTAACTTAAAAGTGAAATAATATGAAAAAAGCCTGTCCAAAATGTGGATGCCAAGTGTACGACCCTTTTATAGGGCAAACAATGATTCATTCCGTAAATATCTGTAGTGGTATTATAAAACCACCAAAAACTAAAATAGGCGATGTTACTATTTTAAAAAATACCTAAAAACTTAATTAACGTTCATTTAAATATTTTTTGTATGTTTGTCGTCTCAAACCGTTTTTGGAGAAATCTGAAAATAATTTTTTACGATAAGGGCTTATCCAAGGTTAGCAGTTCCGAAAGGACTGTAATTCCGTCTAAAAACGGTTTGAGAAACCTAAAGGTAAGCCCGCATACATTAAATTCTCAAATAAGATGAATGCACAAAACAACAGACCAGTTCAGTCTCAAAATGAGCAATCTCAAGTGATGACTTTCAACTTCTCCGAAAGTAAATCAGAAATCCGAAATGTATTTGTAAACAACGAGCCTCACTTTATAGGTTCAGATGTTGCTAATGCGTTGGGTTACAAAAACTCAAGAAAAGCAATTAAAGATCATTGTAGGTACGTAACAAATAGTTACATACCGCATCCACAATCAGAAGCTAAAAAACTTCAAGTTTCTGTTATTCCTGAAAGCGACGTGTATCGCTTAATTATGAAATCTACTTTACCAACCGCCCAAAAGTTTGAACGTTGGGTAATGGAAGAAGTTTTGCCTGCCGTTCGCAAAAAAGGTTATTATGCCACCAGCCACGCCAAACAAGATTATATTGATGCGCGTGATATTCCTTTTATTCAAGTTTTAATTAATGAAAAGCCGATACGTTGCATAGAACTTGAAAAAATTAACTGGTTTTCTATGAACGATTACCATACTTCCATTGGCAGCAGAACATCAAGCGGCCAAACTGCTAAAAAGCTAAATCACAGGCAGCCCTTAGCTGCTAAAATATGGTTATTTGGGGCAACCAACCCAAGTTGGTTTACAACCGAGCTTGGCTTGCAGCTAATAGCTTCCGGTTCTCGTATATTTACCGCTAATCAATTAAAATTATCGCTATGAGTACACGAACCGCGCTTCCAAGTAAAACTGTTTTAAACAACATTGAAGTATTTTTTGAAAAACAAATGAGTCCAATAGAATTTGCGCAATATATGCGTAAATTTATGCACGGCGCATTAATGTTGTATATGCAAAACAGTGATGATTCTTCATTTAAAAATTATGTAGAAGATGGTTATTACCAGTTAACGCAATTTTTAGAAGAAATTGATCCAGTATTTGAAGAACCGAAAAAAGGGTCGTCCAAAACCATTTAATAAAACCGACTGGAAATTAACCACTTCATTTTTGGAGTGGTTTTTTTGTATATTTACTTAAAATTATAACCATTAAATCAAAAATTATGAAAAAATTATTAGTATCAATTTGTATTTCTTTTATTCTATTTTCTTGTAGTTCAACAATTGACAGTAAAATAAATGTAACTGAATATCAAGTTAAAATTGAACAGATTAAAAAACAAAACTCTAATTACTCTGAAAAGGATTTTTCAACAGCCAACAAAGAATTAGATAAATACACTTTTAGCGCAATGAGTTCCGGTAACTATGTATTAGACATAACTTACAAGGATTTGTTGGAAAAAGCCAAAGAAATTAATTTAAAAAATCAGTTAGAAATTGATAATTTTAATAAAGAAGTGCAAAAAATTAGAGATATGTTTAGCGTTTTAGTTTTAAAAGGCGTTTATGTTGATAACACAAATCAACTTCCTGACTTTCCTAATGGATATTTGATGGATTTGAAAGTTTTAAATAAATCTTCAAAAGTAATTACAGGATTTAAAGGTAAAATATTACTTTTTAATGAAAATGAGGATCAAATACTTAGCTATATTATTGAAGAAACCGCACAAATTAAATCTGATTTTGAAATGGAAGCGCAAACAAACGCTGTTATTTTTGAAGAGGATAATCTTATGGAATTAAAAGCATTGCCTTTTGGTAAAATAAAACAAAGATGGTATCCTGAATTAGTAATTTTTAGTGATGGTACTCGAATGCAATCGCCACCAAAACCATATACTTTAAATCTTTAATAAAAAAACCACTCAATGAGTGGTTTTTTTATGAAAACATTTTCCTTGCACATTCCAAATTTAATGCTATTTTTGTTTATATGACAAAGTGTCAGAAACAACAAATAGGCGTCCAAAAAAATAAGCTATTGCGTTATAAAGACATTCTTGACTTGTATAACGAGAAAAAGAATGAGGATATTCCTGCCATTGTAATTTGGCGCAAGCATATTTACCCTACGTTTCACGTTAGCCGAACCACGCTTTATACCATTTTAGGAACGCCGGTAGTAAAGGAACTCAAACAAATTGAACACGCCCAGGCACAACAAACTTCTTTATTTTAAACATTATGCAGCGCCAAGCTGTAAATTACCGTATATTCCTGTACACCGTCATCGCGTTTAGTGCGTTGCAAAGCGGTTCTCACTAACTTTCCAGAAGTTTCATTGGCATTCACACCCTGTATTTTAGCGTGTATCAAATCTATAATTTCCCAAATGCTTCGTGCCTGTGTTTTTTGCAATAACGGCGCTTTGCCGCTGGTGTTGGTTAACTTCAAATTGGCAACGGTTAAACTTATGCTGCTAGCGGCAGTTTGGCGGTGTACTGGCGTGGCGGTTTTGTCCTGCCCTAAATTGTCAAAATTAGCGGCTGCAATGTCAATAAGCACGCAAGGCCATTGCACAGGAGGATGCGGACCGTAATAATCCAATTGCCCCCAATCTTCATCAACATATTTTATCTCGGGAATGGTAAGCAATAAGGCTTGGATGCTTGGTATAATATTCTTCATTTCTTCAATGTTTTAATTATTTCTTTGTTTAACACGTCTAAATTTGTATTTACAATCTTTTTTATGCGCACGTCAACCTGTGGATGCCAGCCAATAAACTGCCTTTGTGGCATTTCAAAATTAACATTTCTGGTATGTGCTTTAATTTTTACGGATTTTCCTTTACCCATAAAATTTTTATTTGTGTATTGTCTTATTTTTCGTTGACCCTTTACTTGTAAACCTTCATTATGAACGCTTGCATAAGGTACATTACTGCTCCAGCTTATTTGTCCGTTAGCATTTGTACTTTTAATACTTCGTCTTAACTTTCCTGTACGATTCATTAGTGAGCCTCTGCTATTAGCGTATTTTTCTGCAGGCCATTTTTGGTTAAAGAACGATTTACTTTCAAAGTTACGGTCAAACGCCTGCGTAAGATCAACCTGAACGTCTTTGGTGAGCTCTTTTAAAAATTGTGCACTATTTAGCATTTACTTGCTTTTTAACCTGTGCTGCTCCCTGAACTTTGTGGTACGGATGCTTAGGTGGAAACACCACTTTTTCCTTTGCCGGGTTAAAGCGGAAAATTGCCAATTTATTATTGCCGTCCTTATCCAATTTGGTGGTGGCTTTTTCGCCCAGGGCAATAGATGTTGCCGAATCACTTACTTCACCGTCGCTTGCCAATGTTTCCACAACGGTACACCTACAACGCCAGCCGTTTGGCGCATAGTAGTAAACCCAAAACACATCGCTTTTTGGCAGGGTAATGCCATTTAAAACTACGTGTTCAGGCCTTACTTGGCTGTCGCCTGCAGTACGATAGGTTAAATTGTATCTTTTAGAATCAGAAAACCCTTCCCAACGTTCTGCCATTTGGACGGTTCCCACCGCGAATTGATATTCGGCTTCCAAATAGTTCTCGTTGTAATTGCTTTTGATGCTTTTTACATCATTTTCAAAAACGGCATACGATTTTATCTGTTTGTCTTCAGTCAGCAATAGGCGAGAAGCCTCAAACAATTGTGCGTGTGTTTTTAAGGATGAAAACAGAAATACATCGTTTTCCAAACTCTCCAGCATTCCTTCAGACAAATCATTGTCTTTAAAAACACTGCTTAAAATATTGTTTGTTTCGGAAATAATGGCTTTATATTCCGGCACGGTGTCCAAATCTTTCGGCTTGTAACTTCCTTTTGTGTGCAATTTTTTAAACGCAATTTCAACAGCAGTTAATAACGGTTTAAACTTGTCTTTCAGCGCAAGATTTAATGTTTCTTTTTGCGCGTTACAATTACTGCAGCTGCAGCCGTAAAGAAACTCTAATCTATTGTGAAATGCCCCAAAGTAACCTTCAGGGCTTAGTCGAAAAAACCTTCAGGCAGTTTTCCGTCAATAAGGCTCAACGTGTTTTGTTGCGTTGGTACTTTTTTAGCGGCCACTTCAATTCCAAACTTTTGTTGAACCCACTCCGGCTTCACATCAAAAAACGGAAAAGCTTCTTTGGTCATTGTCCACAATTGCGCTAAGTCTTCAGTTTGTTCGTAACCGTAAGTCAATTCACCTTTTAGCACGCCCAACTTTACCAAGGCTGGAATAACGGTTGAATTCCAATGTTGCTCCAACAAACGCAAATCGCTGTCAATTAAAGTTTGCAACATTTCTTGTCCGCTCTCGTCTTTAGATCGGCTGCCGTTTTTTGTGTCCTGGCCAATTACCGCTCCGGTGATCAACAATGATATTTCATTATTGCAAAGCGTTATTAAATTTTTGTAAACATCGCCGTTGGTGGTTGCTGCAGAAGCCCACTCGAACTTTTCGCTTTCATCGATAATAAACCAAGCGGCCGCACCCATATCGCGCATCATTGTTTCAGCTCTTTTTAAAGCGACAGGATCCTGCGTGTTTGTTTTCATCACCCGAGGCGGAATTCCGTAAATTTCGCACAACTCGCTCCAGCAACTTTGCGCAAAGCGTTTAAACAGTACGTGCGGTACGGCATTGTTTATTAAGCCTAAGTCTCCTTTTTCGCCAAACTCCAGCAGCCAAATTCCATATTCCGAAGCTTCCCTGTAAGGTATCTTTTTGTCTTCAGAATAGTCCGGATATAAAAAGCCGCCAACAGGATCTATATTTTCACGAGGAATCAAATCTACCTGAAGTATTTTTTCAGCGTTAAAAGACAATTCAATCAAAGAATGAATTTTGTAACGGCTTTCAAGAATATGCCTATTTATTTCATTGGTAAAAATGGCGTTGTTAAGCATTTTGGACTGATCTTCATCAACTTCACCATTAGGCTTTTTCAAAACAATGGTTTCTGACAACGCTTTTAATTGCCTGTTTTTATATTGCGACGTAAACAACGCGTCCAACGCCACTTCATCATACAATTGCTGTAACAAAAACCACTTAGGATTGTCTAGTATCTTTGTCATTTTTAAAGCGGTATTCCAGCTGGCAATGTCTTGGCGAATTCGTGCCACTGCTTTAGGCGCTATTGAAGCTGAATATTTTGGCAATACTGCATTTGTTTTACTGGTTCCTGCAGCCGCAAAAGTTTGCGATTGCGCCCTGGTGTATCTTTTTGTTTTACGTGTCATGATTATTCGTGTGTAAATTTTTTGCGTGAGCCGAAGCTAAACGGTTCTTTAGTGCTTAATTCGGTATCAATTAAAGGCAATGTGCTTAAGTTTATTTTGCCTGTGGCTAAGTCTTTAAGCCAATTTACTGCCCTGTCGTAGCGTTCTTTTGCCTGTTCATAAATAATATCGGCGTTACATAGATCTACAATCCACCATTTTGCAATAACCACGGTCATTTTTACAATTAACGCATTTCGCTCTGTGCCTACGGCGGTTAAAATGGCGTTCACATCATACTGTAGCCGACCATCTTGCCAGTCTTTTTTGTTGTTTCCGGTTAAATAACTGCGCACTTCCTCTTCTGCAGCTGCCATTGCAATGTCCACAATAGTTGCGTCGCCTTCTGTTATTTGGTCAATTTGATAACCGTACATTGTTGAGCCTAAATCGGCATCCGTTAAAAACATAATTTAGAATTTACGTGAGTTAATTGAGCCAAAAGAATAGCCCATGTTTTTTTGAATTGCCCTGTTTTGAATTTTCCAGCAAGCCCCTTCCAGTGCATCAGGCCCATCCATCATAACTGCCTGCGGTGAAACGCCAATCATCTGGTCGTGCATTCGCACCATATTTGGCTCTTTCTTCTCTTTTTCATTAAAAATTAAGTTGCCTAAACGATTGAGTGGTTCTAATGTTCCTTCAATTCTTGTAAACTTATCAGGCTTTTGACGAGTGTCTTCAGTGATTGGAATGGTAAATCCATAGTCGTCTGCACGTTGATAAATTAACGGCAGTAATACCTGTTCATAATGTGGATTTTGCAATGAATTGTTTTCAATTTCAATACGCCTGGTATCAACTCCATGGTCTTTCATAAACAAATAAGCTTCATAAAGCCAGTCTACAAACTTTGAGTTACTTGTTTGCTCGAGCCAAACTTTGTACAAATAACGTCTGCGACCCTTTGATCCAACAATAACAACCCCTTTATAAGAAGCTTGTTTATTAGGGCCTTTGTCCCTGTTTGAGGTTGAAGGATCTGCATAAGCCATTACTTGGTCACAAGTTGACAACTTAGGTACGGGGCCGTAGGTTATTTCTTTAAAAGTATCACCTTCAGAAATTGGATTGTTGTAATATTCTTTTTGTTGGGAACTCCATGGTATTGGCCTTAATGCGATATCGATAAAAGCTTCCGTATTTTTTGTGGGCCAAGTACTTTTGCCTTGTTTGTCTCGAATATTGATCACTTCGTGAACATCGGCCAACTTCGCCATTTCGGTAATACAACAATATTTGGCAATAATGTTTCCGCAGGCAATCCAAAGTAATGGTTCTGAAATTGACCTTGTAGGATAAAGTGCTTCATTTATCCATTTTACTTTTGACTTAATTCGCTCTGCATTTCGGCACTCTTCATCGGTGTCAATATCATCAATTAAAATAATGTCTGGCCTTACAGCATCATTGTTGGTTCCACGAGGACTTTGACCTGCTCCCAATGCGCGAAATGAAGCTCCTTTTTTGGTAATAAACTCCCCGGCTTCCCAATTGCCTATGCTTTGTTGGTCGCCGTAGTCATTTATAATTCTGTTATTGCTTTCGAGCTGTACTTTATAAGGTAATAATAATCGTTTGGCATTGTCTTCCGTACTGGATACCAGCAACACGTTTCTTTTTTTGCCTGTAAGCACCAAATAAAGCACTTCCATACGTGTACGGCTACTTTTTGCCAACTCACGCGACCAGGAACGCACTTCATACCATTCTGCATTTTTAAGCACGCGCTTGGTGGCTGCAATATGAAATGGTGCAGGTTCAGCAGTGTAATGGTTTGGGAAATAATATTTAAACCACTTTTCGGGATGCGCTTCTAAATGAGCAATCCTGTTCTGCTTTTCAACAGGGGTTTCATTTAAATCAACAGGTGTTGCTTTCGCTGTATTTTCCCTGTATTGATTCCAAAGTTTTAAATATTTTTTATCAATTGCTTTGGCCATTATTCACTTTTTGAATTGATAAAAGCATCGAACAAAGGGATCAATTTTTTGTATAAATCGAAGTCTTGTGGTTTAATGTAGTCCAGGAACCCTGTAGCCACTTCGTACACTTCCGCGATGGAAGTTTCAGTTTCCAAAGTTTTAATGGCGCGTGTAAGCACCGCAATTTGATTGGCTTCTTTAGAAGTTGCAAAGTTTCCAATAAGAATAGGCCAGTCTTCAGGCGTGTAATCCGGTACACTTAAAAACTCGTTACCTTCACTGTCTTTTAATTTAATAGGCTTTGTAAGCCTGTCAGGCACATCATAGGTTATTTTTCGGGTTTTAATTGAAGTGTTTAACAAATCCAGTTGCTCATACAAATCAGTAATCATTTTTGGCCTACTCACCATTAATGACAATCTTACCTTCTCCCAATTTCCTTTTTTTATCCATCCGGTAACGGTATTTGGTCTAACTCCTACACGTTCTGCAATTTCTTTAAGGGTTAATTTTTGAGAATTGTCAGTAAATAACATTTTAGCATACTGTTCTGCTTCCGATTTTTTCAATCCCATGAGATTATTTTAAGGACAAAATAACCACAAACCACACCTTTAATAAAAAAAATGAAAAGCCTTTTAACACTTGTGTTTACTGTGTTTACAACCTTGAAAAGCTGCTTTACAGTTTTTTGGAAGCTGCCTTTTTCTTACAAATATTTGCAGTCATAAAAGTCCAAAACAAGCCAGCAATAATGCCAAAAAAACCTTTTGTTTTTAACGATGAAAAAATAAAGAACAGTTACGGCTTCATCATTCCTACAGCCGGCATCAGCTTAAAGCGATTCGCCAAAAATCCTATGATGTTAGATTCTCATTACAACAGCACCAGCGGTGTTCTTGGAAAGTGGGAAGACACCAAAAAAGAAAATGGATTACTCACCGGCACGCCCGTGTTTGATAGTGAAGATGAAGCCGCAGCTAAAATAGAAGGAAAAGTTGAGCGTGGTTTTATAAACTCATGTTCTATGGGGGTTACGTTTCACCGTGAAGATTTAAAGATTGTTGGCGGCCAACTGATCCTTGAAAAATGCGAGCTGTATGAAGTGTCCATTGTGGCCATTCCTTCCAACGCCAACTCCATACGATTGTATGCTGCAGAAACTGGCGAATTGTTAAAAGATGAAGAAGTTCAAAATTTATGCCTGGCGTTAACGCCGGTAATTGAGGCTGTCGATTTAAGCTTGGAATTAAAACTTGAAAACCAAAAAAATAAAAACGAAGATATGAGTAAAATTAAATTAACCGCAGCTGCTGCCTTAGTATTAGGTTTTACAGCTGACACAGAATTAGAGTCGGCAGAACTAAGCGCAAAGATTGTTGCTTTAAATGCCTCGAAAACTGCAGCAGAATTAAAACTGTCTGCAAGGTTGGAAGCAGATGAAACTGCGAAATTGGCAAAAATGAACCTACAGGTTGCTGCAGCCGTAACCGCTGGCCAAATAACAGCTGATAAAACAGATCAGTTTGTGAACTTAGGAATTGCTAATGAAGATCTATTGACTTCAACATTGGCTTCTATTCCTGCAAAAGCTTCTTTGGCTGCTGTAATTGTGGCTGCAACAGGCGGCGAAGTTAAAACTGCCGACGACTTTCAAAAATTAGGCTTGGAAGCACAATTGGCTTTTAAACAAAAAAGCCCTGAACAATACAAGGAATTATTTACACCAAAACAATAAAAAAAAATGCCAGCAAATTTTCCAGAAATATGGTTGGGGAGAATCATCCAAAACCTAGACAAATCAGACGTAGCAACCTTCTTGGAAGGATTGTCAGAAATCTCAGCTGATGTAACGCAGATTAACCAGGGGCAAATCTCTGAGCAAAACATCATTTTTGTGCCAAGCACAGAATTTGAAGTGGACGTGTTGATCAATAATACAACCTATCCTATCCCGGTTCAGGTTTATGCGGACGGAACCATCCAAATTACTTTGGATAAATTCCAAACTAAAGTGATCACTTTAACAGATGACCAAATTATCGGTGCATCTTATGACAAAATAGACGTGGTTACCAAAGCAGCCGTAAGAGCGCTTTTAACCAACCGTTATAAAAAAGCCATTCACGCCATTGCACCTGCAGGCAATACCGTTGCCACTCCGGTAATGACTGCCACAGGTGGAGCAACAGCTGAGGCAGATGCAACAGGAAGGTTGCGTTTAACCTACGAGGACATTGTTGCTTTTAAAGCCCTTTGTGATGATGGCGGATGGCCGGAAGAAGGAAGACGATTGGTTTTGAAAAATGCGCATTGGAACGATTTGTTGTTAGATCGTAAAAACTTCGGGAATCAATTGGTTGATTATGCCAAAGGAAAACCGTCTCCGGTAATTTCTGACTTTGAATTGCACAAATACCCTGCATTGCCAATTTACACCATTGCTACAAAAGCGAAAAAAGCGTACGGCGCTGTTTCTGTTGCCGGTGATACTGTTGCATCAGTTGCTTTTGTTAAAGAGGCGATTGCCAAAAAAACAGGCTTGACAAAGCAATATTTTGTGGAGGCGAAAAACAACCCTACAAATCAAACAAACGATTTGGCATACCGTCATTACTTCGTTGTAATGCCGTATCAAAATAAATTTATAGGCGCAATCCTGTAAGTAACTTTAAAACTGCTGCATACAGTATGCAGCAGTTTTTTTAAAAAAACGTCCAAATGTTTGATCAGTTAGTTATACCGGCATTACTTACATTTTTCACAGCACTAATCACTTGGTTATTTGCCCGGAAAAAAAACAGTCAGGAGCTGCAGTCAATGAAGCTCGACAATGAAATTAAATCGGCAAAGTATTACCAAGATTTGTTGGACGATATGTCCAAACGCCTGGATAAAGCAATTTCCGAATTAATGCTCTCTGAAGAGCGTCACCGCAAGCTGATGGAGATCAACAGAGAATTGGTAGATCAGTTACAAAAATTTAAACAATTAAACGGTAAATCCGAATAATGAAAGCATCCGCAGTTAAATACATTGTCATCCATTGTTCCGCCGGTTATGGGGATTTAAATTCCATAATAAAGTATTGGGTCAATGTTTTAAAATGGGCAATTGGCGGCTATCATAGATTTGTGGATTTCGACGGAAAGATAACGGAATTATATCCTTTTGAAACCGTGGTAAATGGGGTGAAAGGGTATAATGATAAGGCCATACATATTTGTTACCGAGGCGGCATCAAAAAAGACAATTACAAAATTGCCGAAGACACCAGGACAATGCAGCAAAAAGCAATGCTTGTCACTTGCATCATTGAAGCTTTAGTGTGGATCACTAATAATGGCGGTGATGTTTCCAAAGTTAAAATTTTAGGACATCGGGATTTATCACCCGATAAAAATGCCAACGGCGTAATTGAAAGTTGGGAGCGAATTAAAGAGTGTCCAAGTTTTAACGCAATTACTGAGTATCAATATTTACAACCAAAAACGACATGAAAAAAATAATCTTATTACTGTTACTCAGCTTTTTAATATTCTCGTGTAAGTCAAAAAAGGCTGTTCACGAAAAGGAAGTTACAACAGTAACCAATAAAGAATTGGTGGTTACCTACAAGGACACCACTATTTACGTGCCTAAAGTAAGCACAACCCTAAGCGTTCCGTTGAGTGAATTTACAAATGTCAACATCAACGATAACGTATTGAAACCTAAGTTATTTAGCAACAATAACGGAAAGGCAAAAGTAACAGTTGAGATAAAAGACAATGAAGTGATTGCGAATTGCGATTGTGACAGCCTTGCAATACGCGCCCAAATGAGAAATGAGGTGCGCAAAGAATTTTCAGACAAGTATGTAAAAGATATGAAGGAAGTCATAAAACAGAACGGAGTTCCCTTTGTGTCGTTTTTACTTTTTTCTATTATGATTTTATCATTCGGCTTGGTCGCAGGCTTTTTAATCAAAACATTCAACATCATTTAAACATAATTTAAATTGAAATATAATGAAAACAAAAACCGTATTTGAACTACACCCAAACTTAAAAAGTTATCACGAAACTTCTGACGGAACGCCGTTCTTTCACGCGCATGATGCTAACAATCATGCACGCTCTTTAGAAGATAAAACAGTTAAAGAAGTGAAAAAAACTTCTTCAGCTGCAGCTGAAAAATCAGCTGATAAACCAGCAACTGCGTCTGCAAAATCAAACCCAATGCAGGAAGCGAAACAAAAAGTTGAAGCTATTGAAGCAATGGAAACTGTGGAAGCGGTTGAAGCTGCCATTGAAGGCGTTACTGCAAAATCAGTATTGAAAGCTGCAGCAGCAAAAATTGAAGCAATCAAAGCTTCACAGGCTGCAATTGAAAAATTAGAAAACGCACCTGAATAATTATGTTACCAGGAATAGACATAAAATTTGACAACGGAAACATTGGAACTGTAGTTGCTACAGCCGATGGTGTTTTCGGACTTCTTGCTTCTGCAGTTGCAGTTGCAGGCAAATTCGCGCTAGGTACGCCTTATACCGTAAAAGGTATGGCAGATGTGGCTGCGTTGGGTATTTTACCAGACGTTGACAATTACCGTCTTTACAAAGCCTTAAAAGAGTTTTTTGAAGAAGCAGGCGAGGGCACAAAACTTTGGATCATGGGTTTTGCAAAAACAACAAAAGTAAGTGATTGGTTTACTGCAGATGTTGTTACAGGCATAGCGCCTGTTGAAACAATGCTTGATGCTTCAAACGGTGAAATTACCGCTTTGTTCACTGCATTTTCACCTAATGGTGCTTATGTATTGACTGTTGAAACTGCAATGGATGCCGATGTGATTTTGGCAAAACAAAAAGCGCAATTATTGGCGGTGAATTATACTGCAGCAAATTTTGCTCCGGTATTTGTAATGTTAGAAGCTTACGGTTTTACAGGCGTTGCCAATGACTTGCCGGACTTATTGTTGGAAGCCAACAATCGCGTTGCTGTGTTTGTGGGTGATACCGAAACCAGAACAGGCGTAACTGCCAGTATTGGTTCTGCCGTTGCTGTGTTGGCTGGCCGTTTGGCAAAAAGCCAAGTTCACGAAAATGCCGGAAAGGTAAAAGCAGGCGCTTTGGCAACATTGACCGCTTTTATTTTAGATACACCGGTTGAAAGTTATGACGTTGCTGCTTTGCACGACAAAGGTTTTGTGACTTTTAGAACACACGTTCGCAAAGCAGGCTATTACATTTCTGATGATCCTTTAGCGACTGCAATGATAGACGATTATCATTACATCTCACGCAGACGTGTAATTGACAAAGCTTTCCGTTTGGCACACAACATTGCCAGCAATGAAATTTTAGCCGATTTTGATTTGAACAATGACGGTACGATCTCTCCATTTTTTGCGAAAACTGTGGAAGGAAATATTGAAAGAGAAATCTCTCAACAAATGACCGCTAAAGGTGAGTTGAGCGCAAGTTCAACAGATAAAGACGACTTAGGGGTGAAAGCTACTTTCAATACCACAATGGACGTATCTACCACCAATAGAATAGAATTAAGCCTAAAAGTTAGACCAAGAGGCTATGCACGTTGGTTCGACATCTTATTGGGCTATGACGTAACGCTAAACAACTAAATAAATGTTTGATTCAAGACAATACGAGTGGGCCGACTTAACACTAATCTTAGGTGGCCGAGACATTACAGGCATTCGCGCTGTAAGCTATAAAGAGAATATCGAGCGAGAACTATTATACGCTAAAGGGAGATATCCTGTAGGTGTTCAAAGCGGAAATATTGGCTTCAAAGGAGAAATTAAGGTGTTGCAAAGCGAGTACGAAGCTTTGGTAAAAGCAGGGAAGGGTTCTGTTTTAGGACTTGTTTTAGACGGTTTGTTCGCTTATGGAAATCCATCTGCAGGTGATGCTTTAGTTACTGACAGATGTGTTGGTATCCGATTTTTGGAAGCAGGAAAAGACATTAAACAAGGCGACAAGTTTCAAGAAATACCCTTGCCATTTATTTGTATTAATATTAAAAACCAAGCGTAATGAGTAAAGAAATCACCCCGGAACAAATTGAAGCTTGGAAAAAGCAACACGAAAGTGTTTTTAAAATTTCAGTTGAAGATAAAACGGCTTTTTTAAGAAGTCCGAATCGTAAAGAAATGAGTTATGCCGCACAAGTTGGCAAAAATGATGCAATGAAATTCAATGAATATTTGTTGAAAACGTGCTGGCTTGATGGCGATGAAGAGATCCAAACAAACGACTCTTTGTTTATGAGTGTATCCGGAGATCTGGCTAAAATCATAGATTTAAAAGAGACTACTTTGGAAAAGCTTTAGAGGTTGCAGCAGTTGAACCTACAGATTGGATGCGGATTGCAAACGCACAAATGCGTTACTATTTCCACATACCCGATCCTGACAGCCTAAGTGATGAAGATTGGGTTCTCCGCTACAAAGAATTAGAATACATAAGAAATAGCGAAAAAGGGTAATTCCTTTTTCGCTTTATCAAACCAAAACAACTAACACCCTCAGATGGATTCAACGCTAAATTACATACTGAAATTCACGTCAAATGCCGACAAAGTTACTGCCGGCATCAATAAACTTGACGAGGGCGTAAACAAAGTCAACACACACGTTGGCACACTTGGTAATAATTTTTCCAAAGCAATGGACAAAATTAATTCCAAACTTTCAACCATAAGACTTTCTTCTTTTATCCAAAACGTACAATCTGTTGCGACAGGATTGGATTCCTTAAATGCGCCAGGACTAAAACTAAGTTCTTCATTGGCCGACTTATCGGCAATTACAGACGTTACCGGAGAAAAGCTAAAAGAAATTGAAGGCTATGCGCGCCAAAGTGCCAAAACTTTTGGCGGTGACGCAGCTGCAGGAGTTGAAAGCTACAAACTTATTTTATCACAATTAACGCCGGAACTAGCCAAAGCTCCAAAAGCTTTGCAGGCAATGGGCAAAGATGTAAACATACTTTCCAAAACAATGGGTGGCGATACGGCGGCGGCAACAGAAGTGTTGACTACAGCTATGAATCAATACCAAGTATCTACAGCTGATCCCATAAAAGCATCCGCAGAAATGGCGCGAATGATGAACATTATGGCAGCGGCAGCAAAAGAAGGATCGGCGGAATTGCCACAACAAAAAGCGGCATTAGAGCAAAGCGGTATGGCAGCAAAAGCAGCCAAGATAGAATTTGAACAACACGCCGCTGCAATTCAGGTTTTAGACAAAGCCGGAAAGAAAGGAGCTGAAGGCGGTGTGGCTTTAAGAAATACCTTGGCAACCTTATCACAAGGCCGTTTTTTACCAAAAGACGTGCTTCAAGAATTGCAAGCTGCAGGTGTTAATATTAATGTTTTAGGCGATAAAAGTTTGTCGTTAACCGACAGGTTGAAACCATTGCGCGCCATTATGCACGACAGCGCCTTGGTAACAAAACTATTTGGAAAAGAAAACAACAATGCGGCCATTGCCTTGGTTGCAGGCATAGATGAACAAGAGCGTTTGGCAAAGGCCATTGTAGGAACTAATACCGCTTACGAACAGGCGGCTATTGTAATGGAAGCACCTGCAGAAAGAAACGCACGTTTAAAAGCGCGGCTAGAAGATTTTAAAATTACCCTTTTCAATGCTACTAATGGCGTTATGGGTTACGCATCCGTTTTGGGCGGTATGGCCTTTGACATTTCAAACTTATTACCATTGTTTGGCGGTTTTGGAAAAGTGATTGGCTTTGTAACCAGCGCCACAAAATTGCAAGTTTTATGGACAAACATTGTTTCCGGAGCCACGGCAGTTTGGACAGGCATACAATGGGCGTTAAACGTGGCAATGTCTCCCATCTTTTTAATCCCTGCAGTAATCATTGCATTGGGCGCGGCCATTGTTTGGGTCATATCCAAAACAGAAGGCTGGGGCCAAGCTTGGAAATATACGGTTGAAGGCGGTAAACTGCTGTTTCAGTTATTTGGCGAAACCATAAAGTTAGAGTTTACCACAGTGGTAAACGTATTGTTAATTGCCCTGGACAAAATCAAAAAAGGGTACTACGAATTTAAAGAAGCGGTTGGCATTGGTGACAGCTCGGAGAACCAAGCAATGATCGCCAAAATAGATGCGCAAACTGAAGCGCGTAAAAAGGCCATTGTTGACCAGGCTAAAAAAGTGGGTGATACTGCTTTAAAAGCCAAAGAAGCCTTTGCAAAAGCAGGAGGTTCTTTAAGTTGGAAAACAGATGCTGAAGTAAAACTTTCGGGTGAAGGAATTAAAACGCCTGGCATTCCAGGAGTGGGAACCGGAGGCGGAGGAACTGAAGGAGCAGGAGGCGGCGCAGGAACCAAAACAAATAATGCCATTGCAACCGGTGGCACAAAACATACATACGTCACCATTAATTTAAAGGAATTAATTGGCGTATTGAATATTAAGGCAAATGATTTTAAAGACAGCTCTAAACAAATGCAAGATCAGGCAACAGATGCCTTGTTACGCACTTTGGCGATGGCTACAACCGCAGGAAATTAATGGCATACGATAACACCGACATATTATTCGCTTCACTGGTTGGATCCAAAATATCCATACCACGCTTTACGGTAGTTCAAAATGAACTGATGAAACACGTATTGCCACCTATTCCGTTTTTGCCCTTAAAAAACACCGTTGAAATTGCGAATGTAAATGCAAGGGTTGAAGAAAATCTACGGATGGCCGATTTGCCATTGTCTGCAGAAGCGCAGTTTTTTCCTTTCTATTTTGTTGGTGATGATGGCATAAAATATATGTTGCCTTACGAACCAATGATTTCAATTACAGGGAAAAACAACATCGTAAAAAGGAATGTTGCAAAAACGTCAATTAATTCAACTTTTGTTGGATCCATAAAAGAACGTTGGAACCAGGCCGATTGGGAAATTACCATTACAGGGGTGTTGATTGGTTCTATCCTGACCGGTTCTGTCTCCGATTGTTATCCAAAGGAAGACTTTGAAAAACTTAAAAGCTTTATGACCGCAAAAAAGGAACTGAGAGTTTATTGCGAGCCTTTACAATTGTTGGGAATAGAAAAAATAGTGATTGAAGATTTTAGTTTCCCATTTACAAAAGGCGAAAATGTACAGGCTTATGAGATTAAGGCATATAGTGATTTTGATTATAAATTATTGACAGAAGATAAATAAAATTGAAAAATAATATGAAAGCGAAAGCGTGGATTTTAACCTTGTTTATCTGTATGATAGGCTTGGTAGGATTCGGGAACACTACACCCGACCTAGTCCCAAATTCAAAAGCTGAATCCAGTGTCTGTTTTACACAGTCAACCGATTTGGTAAGTGTGGTAAATTTTACAATGAATGATGAATTTCAAGTGTGTCGCGAGCATCAAATGCGCGAAGGGGTTTACGCTTATGTGCCCAAACCAATGCAGTCTTATGTTACATCTAATTACACCATCGAGATTAGACCAGGACTCAACACGGCACTAACGATTCATAATTCGAAGCTAAACTTACAGGCGTTTAATAACTACTTACCCGATAAAGGGAATTTTATTAAAACTGTCACTCAATTTAATTACCGATGCGCCAGAGATGGTTTAAATTATAGCATTGGCAATGTATAAACTATAAAAGAAGGAATTAAACTATATAAAAACTGCCTGCTAAGGTGGGCAGTTTTTTAAACAAAAAACAAATGTATAACCTCGATTGGAGCATAGAATTTGAAAAAGAAGGAAAACTAATGTATCTGGCTTTATTGGCAGAATGCGAGGTGATTTCTTCTGTTGAGAATTTGGCAGATGTTGCTACAATTATATTGCCTGAAAGTGATAAAAACGCGCCTTTAGTAGAGCAGTTAAAAAATATAGGAAGAGGCACGAGTGTTATCATTAAAATGGGTTACGACGGTAATTTAGAGACGGAATTTAAAGGTTTCATTAAAAATATAACAACCAATGATCATTCCATAAAAATTGAGTGCGAAGATGATTTATTTCTTTTTCGCGTTGATGTGAAAGATGTGGAAATGAAACCGACATCGCTCACTAAAATTGCACAATATGTCATTGATCAGATAGATCCGTCTTATAAATTGGATTGTGATTATGAGATAAATTACGAAAAGTTCACCATTCACCAAGCAACAGGTTTCGATGTGTTGTCGAAGCTACAAAGTGAAACAACGGCCGACATCTACTTTGATATTGAAAATGAAATCCTGCATATCCATCCACCTTATGTGACCAAAGGAGGCGAAGTTTATTATTCGATGCAAAAAAACATTGAAGCTTCAAGTTTAGAATTTAACAATAAGTTAGATGCTAAAGTTGAAGTCACTATTGAAAGCACCGACATAAAAGGCAACGTTCACAAAGTTACTGCAGGAACCACAGGCGGCGATAAAGTAACGCGAAAAGTTGGCGCAATGGACGAGGCTTCTATGCAAAAGATTGCGGATGCTGAATTGATTAAAAAGAGTGCTGCAGGTTATGAAGGCAGTTTTGATGCCTGGCTTGTGCCCATGGTAAAGCCAAATTATTCGGCACGCATAAAAGATGAAGATTATCCGGAAAGAACCGCAATGTATTACGTGGCAAGTGTTACCACCAATTTAAGTGCTTCAGGAGGAAAAAGAACGATAACACCAAGCATAAAATTAAGCTAATGGACAAACTGGCCGAAGTTAAAAAAAGACTGAAGGAAATTGTGGGCGTAAACCCAAATTTGCCCATTACTGCTATTGTGATAAGTGTGGAAGGTGACAGTTGCACTGTGGAACTTAAAAGCGGTTTGCGCTTGTCCGACGTAAAATTGAAAGCAACCATTGGCGGTGAAACCAACTATTTAACGCCAACGCCAAAAGTAGGAAGTACTGTGGTACTGATTAGTTTATCGGGCAATTTAGACAACCTGACAATTATCAAGTTTGATGAAATAGAAAAGTTGGCCTACAAACAAAACGGCCTTGAATTTATAGTTGACAGCACCGACGGCAAGGTGTCCGTAAAAAATGAAACGGTGAGTTTGTTGGAAATTTTAAACGATTTGGCCACTACGTTAAAACAGTTTAAAGTGTTTACGCCAACAGGGCCAAGTGGATTGCCATTGCCTCCAACAATATTGGCAATTGAACAATTTGAAACAAAATTTAAACAGCTATTAAAATGAGTTTAAACAAAGTTGCCTTAAAAGCCGACATCGTGAATTTGTTGACAGAAATGTTGACTAGGGAAAATACTTCCATAGAAGAGTTTGCGGATCGTTTGTCGACATCAGTTGATACGTATGTTAAAACGGCAACCATAAAATATACAAGCGGATTGACAAGCGCCACAGGAGGCGTTGTTACAGGAACGTTTGCAGGAAATTTAGAATAATGAAAGACAGGGCCATACAATTTATAGACAATGCAGACGAGGGGACAATTTTAGATTTAAAAATTGATTCTATTCGAGACATTGACGGCAAAATAGTGAGTGGCGTTGTCATTGGAAATACGCTTCAGCAAAATAAAGCTTTCATTTTATTGGCCCAACCCAACGATTTTAAAGCCAACCCAACTTTAGGAGTTGGCATTGAAGATTTGTTATTGAGCAGCGATTTGTTGGAATATCGCCATAAAATAAGATCCCATTTTGCACAGGATGGATTAACTATTACTGAGTTGGATTTGTACAGTATTGAACGCATAAAAATTGAAGCGAATTATGAAAATAATTAAACAGGGGCAATCCTTTTTTGATAAAGTTACTCAGTTTACAGGGAGTTTTGAAAATGCACTTGAGGCAGCGCTATTGAATGACGCAAGTATTACGGACGATGTTACAATTGGCAAAAAATTAAATTACGGAGCCATTTCAAACAAACACGTAACCGCCTTTTTCAATCCGACCAATGAACCTGCCACAGCACTTAAATCGCTGCAGCTTGAAACTATTCAACCTGACGGAATTGGCTATATGATTATTGAAAGCACATTTATAGTAAGATAATGAGAACACGAAAAGACATAAAAAATCAGATTACACAATCCTTTATTTTAAATGAATATATGATTGCGGCGTATGGCCTTACTGAAGGCAGAACCTTTGAGGAGGAATTTAGCCTGGTAAGCTTTGAAAATATATTATTCGACATTTTAAGCTATTCAATTTACTTGCTGGAGCAATTGTTTAACCAACATCAGAAGGAAGTTGATTTGCAGTTGTACAATCAAAAAAGTGGCCGTTTGCCTTGGTATCGATATATGGCTTTGAAGTTTCAATATGGCTTCGATTTAATTACCGACAGCGACGAGTTTGACAATACAGGATTTACGGCAGCACAAATTGCAGCTTCAAAAATCATAAAATATTCCGCAGTGAATGAAGGCGACTTGCAAGGCGTGATTGTGGTAAAAATTGCAGGTGAAACCGACGGCAAGCTCGCGCCAATATCCGCCGAAGCAAAAACAAGTGTTGAAGCCTATTTCAATGAAATTAAGTATGCAGGCTCACGTATCAATGTGATCAACTTTTTGCCCGACCGTTTGTTTTTGAATATCCAAATTTATAGAGATCCTTTGGTATTGGACAGCAACGGAACCAGTATTGTAAACGGCGGTAAACCTGTTGAAACGGCCATTAATGAATTTATGAAAGAGTTGCCTTTTAACGGCGAATTGATATTGGCAAAACTGGTTGACAAACTGCAATCGACAGAAGGCGTTTTAATTCCGCATTTATTGGCCGCAAGTTCCAGTTGGATAGATGTTGCAACCAATGATTATGGCAATGCAACAGTTATAAATGTAAAACGAGTGCCGGAAAGCGGCTATTTTGAAGTGGTAAATTTTGACAATATAACGTATGTGGTTTAATGTAGATTTTAACAAATTGGTGTTATTGCTAACGCCTACGTTTTTAAGAAAAAACGCTTTTTTTTCTTTCTTAAAGGCAGTGGTAACTCCTGTAGGATCTATTTATGATTCCTGGTTAAAAATGCGAAGTGAAAACCTTTACAAATTGGCGCACAACGGACAGATTGCTTATTTAAGGGCTGCATTGAATGACCGCTTCGACCCAAGTTTGCGGCGCATTTATATTGGAGACGGAAACCGATTTATACGAAAATACATTTATACCCACGTTGAGCAAAAGCCTAAATTTTTGGGAACAATGTTTTTGCACAGCCGTGACGACTATGCTGACACAGGAGTGGACTTTATTGTGTTTGTGCCGGGTAGCATAGTTGATGCCCAAATATATGAACTGAAAGCCCTCATTAATTTTTATAAAGAAGGCGTAAAAAGATATAAAATAGTAAAAATATGAACGTAGTAAAATTAGACCAAACAGGCGGTTTTCCTTTAGAAACGGAAACCTTGGCGCACATGCAGGATGCTTATGGCATTTTTCAGGCATTGGGTAACATTGTTGGTGAAAAATCCATTATAAAAGGTTGCGTGGTTGCAGGAGTAAACGTGAGCGACGGCGTTGTTTATTTAAACGGCGAATTACTGCAGTTTGTAGGCGGAGCGATACAAGCAACCGTGGTGGTTATAGAAACTGCAGTAAGCGGTGAATTTGAGGACGGATTGGTAAAGCCAATTTATTACACACGATATGCCACTTTTGGCGCAGGTGTTGGCGCGGTAAATTGGGCCGACTTTGTACGTGCTTATCCGCTAACATCGGCATTGTTTGTTGATGAAGTTAGGATGTATTCTGGCGAAATCGCAGACATCCCTTGGGGTTGGTACTTAATGGACGGAACCAACGGAACCCTAGATATTCGCGATAAATTCCCGATACCATACAACCCGGACAATGTTGATTATAACGCCATTGGTAAGGTTGGTGGTTTAAAAGAAGTAACCTTATTGGCTGCACAGATTCCTGCGCATACGCATTCAGGAACTACAGCTTCAGGAGGTATTCACTCGCATGATGTGAAAGATGGCCAAGGTGGTGACAATACAAATAGCGTATTGGGTAACGGTGGAGTATCGCCAAACTTATCTGGTCAGGACAGCGCACGTGCATGGGTAAGTGGTGCAAACTTGATAAAAGCTTCCGCTTCACACACGCACGAATTTACTACAAACGCCAATACAGGCGGTGGGCAGGCTCACGAAAACAGACCGCCATTTGTGGCATTGGGATTCATACAATTTAAAGGTATTTAATTATGGCAAAAGTTAACTTAGCAACTATAAAAAATTGGTTTCGCACCGGTTTAAAACCAACACAAGCCCAATTTTGGGACACTTGGGATTCGTTTTTTCATAAAGATGAAAAGATTCCTATTGATTCCATTGAGAACATCACCCAAATTTTATTGGACAAAGCCGATGCTGAAGCTTTGACAGCTCACAATATTGCTGCGGATGCACATAGCGCATTGTTTAATAATAAAGTGGATAAAGTTGAAGGAATGGGGCTTTCCCAAAACAATTTGACGCATGAATTGGTGGCGATGATTAATACAGCTAATGATAGTACTGAAAATAAAGTATTGGATTATTCGCTTAGATGGCTGGGTGGTTATAAATATGAGATTACCGTTCGCAAATATGCGTTGAATGGATTGTTGCACATTGTGAACATTGTTGCTGAACGCACATTGGAAGCTGCAGATCCAAATTTTAACAGATTTGATACGCCTGTGATTGATGAGTTTGAAGAAATCATTATTATTAAAGGCGATGCTTCAGCATTTCCTTACCCAAAAGAATATGATTATGACACACAGGTATTCATCACATTTTTACGAGTTGATGCAGGCACAACCGAACCAATTGGTGTGAGTGAAGTTTTATGGTATAATGAAAACTTACAGGAAGCCGGTGGTGAAAAAAATACTTCAATAAATAGCGGAACTGCAACATTGGCAAGTGCGGACTTTCCTTCTACAGGCGGTGTCTCCATAAAATTGTTAAATAAAGCTTCTGCATGGGTAAAGAGTACTGAAAAATATTTAGGCAAGAACTTATCTAACGTTGTGATGGAAGTTACTTGTAAAACCGCAACAAACAACCGCTTATGGTTGCAATTGTGGATAAATAATACAATGCGTTTAGGGCAAGTTTACATAACGCACGGAACGTTTAATTTTGATGCCTTTTTAATTGACGTGCCTCAAACAATTACCATTCCGGGAAGTGCATTTATGGATGGTGCAAGCTGGGGAAATTTAGAATATCAAGACTTATTTGTTGGAAATGATAAATCAGGAACTACTGTTTTTGTGGACAATATTCGTTTTCAGCAAGGATTAGGGAGTACGAGCGTGCCTTCTGGGCAACTGATAGAACGCACCTCCCAAATCCCAATAAATGACGGTTCGGATGGCGTAAACCCATTCATAACCCAACTTGACATTATAAACGATTTAGTAACTGGAGGCATTGGCAAAGGCTTATCAGCCCAACAAGGAGTTATTTTAAAATCTCAAATTGATGCCATTTACGTATTGCTTGGAAGTGACAATATCAATTTAGACACTGTGCAAGAAATAGTGGACGCTATTGAAACTGTGCAGATGTCACTTAGCACTATATTAGTAAACGACCTTACCACTGGAGGAACCACCAAAGCATTGACTGCCGAAATGGGGAAAACCTTAAAAGGGTTGGTTGATGCTTTAACTACGGTAGTAAATGGTAAACAAGATGCGCTTGGCATTGTTACAACAGCTGCAACCGCCTACACATTTGCGTTGACCGACCCCAATAAAAATGTAACATTTACAGCTGCAACTGCTGTAACAGCTACCATACCAACAAATGCAGTAACAGCCATTCCAATAGGTAGCAGAATAGGAGTAACACAAAGTGGTAACGGCGTTGTTTCACTTGTAACCACAGGACTTACAGTTATAAGTGCCTCACCTCTATATTTAATTAAAGGGCAGACAGTTTATTTAGTTAAGACAGCTATCAACACCTGGACTATTGAAGGCAATAACTTGAATGGAGAAGTAAGGTTCCCAGCTTATCCAAGTACAAGAGATGACGGAGTTAATCCTACAAACAAGGTTTTTGCACCCGATACTTTAGGTAATATGAAACTTTATAAACAAGGAGTGTTTCCAGCACCTTATATAGACATAGTTGTTCCTGACAGCACATTGCCCTCAACTACTGGTAACTTTGAATTGTATGGCTCTTTCTTTACGCCAACAATGCTCGCTGTTTTTACAGGGCAAACTGTAAATTATATAGTTTTTCATACAACAAATTGGGTAACAGTTAATGTAACTACTGGTGCAGGTGAAGGATTGTTTAGTATTACTTTAGATAACGGACTTAGCAAAACATTCACCAATGCTTATATGGTTGTTTTAGGTACTGTGTTCAAACCTTTAACTGCTGAATGGACTTTGACAGAGCCAGTTGAAGTATTAGATGATTCGGTAATGGTTCAAACTTATAGTTCTATTGGTAAGGCTGTTTGGTCTAAAGAATTTAATTATTTAATTAATTGGTCTTTTAGATGCAAAATTAAGAGTAGTCCTTTAGGCAATGTTTATAGCAGTAATTATACAGAAGAAAATATATTATTAAGAAATATTTCTAATGTTGAAAGACATTCAATTAATTTCTACACACAAACACCAACAAGACTTTATCTTATGCTGTCTAATAATAATGGTGCGTTTGTGAATAATGGTGCTATTTCATTTACTGATAATAATGAATATGAATATAGATGTGTTGCTGGTATTTTATATTTCTATAAAAATAATGTATTACTTGAAAATCTAGGTGCTCAAACACAAAATTTAAAAGTTGAGGTTAATGTTCGCCAATTTGATGTTTTTAGTATAAAATATATAGAACTAGCAATGTAATAAACAAAATTATGGAAGAACAATCAAAAGCAGCAGTAGTCTTAGACTACTTTTTAGACAAATACGAATTAGCTGGTAATTTAGTTAATGATATTTCCTTTAATGAATTGCCCTTTCTAAAGAGCAAAGAAGCAACTACCAATATGAAAGGAGAATTGGTTAGTAAATCTTGGTATGCGCCAAATGGCAAAGAATGTGTTAGAATAGTTTTTAATAAAACTATGGGAACTCACGCTCATAATGGCGTAGAATATCCTAATACTTGGCTGGGCTTTCAAGATGAAATACATTATCTACGTTGGGATGATGTACAGCCTCGCATAAAATATATGCAGCCCTATGATTTTGATTTACAACCGTTTTTTTTAGCTGATGGAACGGAAACTATTATTGGTTTTTCAAGTCCTAAACTAAGAAAGACTTTAAAAGAAGAACGCTATAGAGCTGATGACTACTTACAGGCAAAAAACCCTGAATTATACGCTTTACTGTTTGAAAGATATAAAGCGCAATATGAACTTTATCTTTCAACTGGAAAGAAAGAAACTTTGGTAACTGCGATAAATGCAGAAACTGATCCGGATATAAATGCCAAATTGGATAATTTAGTTTTTGGCTATCCAATTACCACAAGAGATTTAATCTTAATGAACTTGCAGGGGTAATGGAGGCTAGCTATTTTATTTCACCTACAAAAATTCACTTGGCCTATTTGCCAAACGAAAAAGGCGAGCGTGCCTTTGAGGTGAGCGAAGACATTGCGGTGCTGTTATCGGATAACCGCTTAATTATTATCCCGGCAGGCTTTAAAACAGATTTGGCAAGCATACCGCAATGGCTGTGGAGTATCATAAAGCCCATAGACAAAGCTTTTATCGCAGACCTTATCCACGACCATTTGTGGGTATCAAAATTAGATGAAATCGCTTATTTTGGAGACATATACCAGGCGCGCAAATTTGCAGATGGTGAGCGCTTAAAATGGCGCAACGCCTTAGCCCCAAACAAGAAGTTTAAAAACTATTTAACCCACTATGTAATTAGGCTAATTGGTGGGTTTTATTATAGCCGGCAAATAAAAATACCGAGGTAATGAAAAATAATTAAGGATTGTATGGAGGTTAAAAATGCCTCCAGATTTTAGGGTCGTCCAAAACCATAAAAATTAAAGCACTATATAGCACCGACTGGAGGCAAGCTCTTAACGATGTTATATGGTGCTTTTCTTGGTTTTGGACTTCGCAAATATAACCTAAAATTTAAAAAAATGACAAAAATTTCACAAAAAACACCAATTAGCTATTACGGAGGAAAGCAAGCTATGTTGAAGCACATTTTACCTTTAATTCCAAAACACAAAATTTATGTAGAGCCGTTTTTTGGTGGCGGTGCTGTATTTTGGGCCAAAGAACAAAGCGATGTCGAAGTAATTAATGATTACAACGGTAACGTAATTAATTTTTACGAACAGTTAAAAACTAACTTTGAGGAACTTAAAGCGTTAATAGATGCCACGCCTTACTCACGAGAAGTTTATAAACGTGCCATTATTATTTATGATACGCCTTATTTGTTTAGTCCGGTACACCGCGCCTGGGCATTTTGGATGGGCTGCATACAAGGATTCAGTAATAAGATTGGTTCTTGGCGTGCCGGCCAGCCACGCGTTAAAGAAAGCTTGTTAAACAGTAATAAAAAACTGGGGCTAACTAATGATTTTTCCTTAAGGCTAAACTTGGTGCAAATGGAGCACGTAGATGCTGCTTATTTAATTAAAAGGATAGATACACCCGATACGTTCTTTTATGTTGATCCGCCTTATGTGGGAACCAACCAAGGGCATTATGGTGGTTATACCCAGGAGCACTTTAATGAATTGTTAGATGTTTTAAGTACCATTAAAGGAAAGTTTCTAATGAGCAGTTACCCAAATGAAACCTTGGACGGTTATCGCAAGAAGTTTGGTTGGTATAGCTCTGATAAGGATATGTGTTTGTCTGCCTCACGTAACAGTGATAAACGGAAGACTGAGGCATTAACATCAAATTATACCCTAACTATTTAAATGATGATAAAACCCTGTTTAAACTTAATTTAAACAGGGTTTTTAATATTGCTAAATATGTGAGCAATCACGATAATGAAGTTGACTTATCTTTGTAAAAAAATGTGCATTTGGTTTTTAATTTGTGTGCATTTGGTTTTTTCGATGATAGTTTCAGCAAAAAAACCGAATCATTTAAAACTTCAAACCATATTGCGTTATAAACCAATATTTTGGCGGTAATAGTGTCATAAGAATTTTCAATGAAAGTGGCCACGCCCAAAGCAATTGCAAATATCACCAAAAGGC